ACTACTGCTGCGAAGTGGGTGTTAATCCACTTAATAAATGCACTTTTTTCCATGATATTAGTCTCCTCTGAAAATCATTTGTGGCAATGCGGTTTGTACTGCAGCGAGGATGCTTCCCATTGCGAAAGGTGCTGCGTTTGGATTGACTGTTCCACGAAGCAGAATACCTGCGAAAGGTCTTTCTTTTTTGATCGTGTTGATGAGAATACCGACGTATTCGTGACCGCTCGGCAAATCTGCATAAGCAGTTCCTGCGGTGTTCAGAGGCATTGGTTTGTACACATTTGTTGTCTTGTTACGCAAAATGACGTGACCTGCGTTGATCACATCATGTGGGTAACCATCAACGTTCAGCGTACGACCACCCCTAATAGACGTGATAATATCAACGATAACGATATTGTCGTTACCGGTAATAATCTCACGGTTTGGGTCGTTTAAGTTTGCTACTGTTCCCATTGTTTTTTTGTTTTACGGTTAATAATTACGCAACCGTTACTCCATTATCTCCTTGATTTCGTCTTGCGAAACAGGCTTTCCCCCGGCATTACCTTTCCCATTAAAAGGGAAAGTCATACCGCCTAATGAATTGTCTGCTGCGTTTTGATTCGCAGAAGCAATGTCCGTTTCTGTGTCTGACAAGTATTCGTTAAATTCATCGTCCGTTTCAAACTTCATACGTCCGAAATCTTTCAAGATTTTAGCCTTGAATGTTTCGTCGGTACAAACGCTCAATTTTTCGGTCAATGATTGAAGCCTTGTTTTTGTGACTTCACCAGCTTTGAAACCTGCTAACTCCTTTTGTAGTGGAGCAACTGCCTCTACTACGGCCGACTTAATGGCGGCTGCAATAGCATCAGCATTAGTTGCATCTGAAGTAGAGGTTGATTTTCCAGCGGCTTCGGCAGCTGCTTTTTCGTCAGCTTTCCTTTTTTCCTCTGCAGCATCTTCGTCTTGCTTCTTNTTCAGGTTTTCTTCGATGGTTTTTTTGCTTTCGGACACCTCTTTGTCCACGTCTGCACGAAATTCCTTTTGGAACGCCTCAACCTTTTCTTTGGTGAGTTTTTCCACAAGGGCTTTCGCTTCGTCTTCGGTTTCGACTTGTAACGCGATAGAGCGTGCCAAGTTAGTTAACGCGTCTTTTCTTACGCCTGCAAATTTTAGCAGTAGTAGTGCGAGGATTGCTTCTTTGTTCATTTTTTTTGATTTTTTATTGTTTAACAAATCGTACTGCAAAAGTAGTGCTCAAATTTGGAATAAAGCCAAAAATGTCAAAAACTCACCCGACGAGTTTTTGACATTCGTTTTTGAGTTTTTGACATTTTTTGACAAAAGTTTGGTTTTTTCAGATTTTTTTCGTAATTTTGTGGTTCAATTAGGTGTGTGTTACGCTTCGGGCGGCTCGTGCCAGTCTTAGCCCCGACATTACGAGCGGGGCTTCGTATTTTTATAGCGTGATAACTGTTGGATCGTCGGATGTGAAATACTTAACGTGTATTTCAAGTCTCTTTACGTTATTCAATTCTGAACGTATTCTTGGTGTCATTTGCTCAATTTCAAAGACAACAATATCTGCACCTTTACCACGTTGCTCCACACTTCTAACAGCTTCTTTTGAATCTTTAACAATTTTTCCAGGAACCCCTGTCCTCTTCAATTCGGCAAGAATGCCATTCAATCTAATATCTGGCGACTTCTCTCCTCGAGGCTCATGTATCATTTCTACCCTGAATCCGTTTCGAGCTAAAACTTTACTTTGTGAAAGTTCTTTGTCAAACGTGGCTTTTGTGCCTTTGCTCCTCTCGGAATACTCTAACCGCCGTTTGTCAATCACAACATAACCTCCACTAAATTCGTCGAAATGCTTCCTTTTCCATTGCTCGGATGAATACGCACGAAACTCTCTCAATGCCTCACGCCTTATGTCTGCTTGTGCAGGAGTGTTGATTGGATTTACACTTATTCCTGCCGCTCTTGGATTATCAACGAGCCAATATGGTAGTGTACCACGCCTATTTGCTAATTCAATTCTGTTTTTGTTTGTGGCCGTCCAATCGTTAAACTGCTTCGGCATCTGCCTTACGACATTTTTGGGCTTCCACTTACTCAGCGTTCCATTTGCTCGCATCTGCTGTCGTTTATCAAATTCGGCTTGCGTTATCATTATTGGAACAATGTAACACATACAGTTCGGATGCCAACCCGTCCATTTGAAAGTTTTTGGATACACGCCTGCGAGGCAATCACAAATATCTGTTGGGTCGATATCTTTTCGGCGTTCCAATCGTGTACGCACACGTGCAATTCGGATTTCTATACCGGTTACAAGTGGATTATCTCGGTAACTTTCCAATTCTGCATTGCGGTACGCTCCTGCTATTTCTGTTCGAGCAAGTCGCATAGCGTTAGCAAATGCTGAACGAGATACACCTTTGCCCGGCTTGTATCTCTTTGCGGCTTTGGACCATTCCCACTCCCCGGTTTCTTTGTCTTTGACACGGCGAAACAAACTGTCTGGGTTGTTTAGGTATCTTTGCAGGCTACGCTGAACCTCATTTGCACTCTTACCCTCTTTTATGCCGTTCTGAATGATAACTTCGATTTCCTTTTTTGCGTTCTTACATAAATTCCAAATACGGTCGGAAATGTTAAGCCCTGCACGTTTCTCGTTGTAAAATCTCGCTGCGTTTTGTCGATGTACATTTGTTGCCACATCAAGCATTCTTTCTTGGTTTTCAATTTGCATTAGAGGGTCAATTGCAAGTTGAGCATTTCCTAATCCGCTTTGCCAAGCGTTAAAGATTTGCCGTTTCATTGCATCGTCCATTCCAGCAGCAAGTTTTCCAAGCTCGGAATTTACGATTCCAAGTGCAGTTTTGTTTTGATTAAAAAAGAAACCAACATTAGCACTACCGCCGTCGATTACTCGTTTCATCGTAGGAGTATTGAGCGTTGCGGAATACGCAGCGTGAACCATCTGTTGAAGTTGGTTTACGAACCGTTGCAATTCGCGTTGGTCAAGAGTGTTATTTCGTCGCCGTGTGGACATTATTCAGTAGGCTCAAATATGTCTTGGATTACTTCTATTTGGCTTTGTCGCTGTATTTCGTCCCAATCTGCTTCGGTGTCCTGCGAAAGGTTTGCAGCTCTTACAGACTGCTTGTGAGAGATAAGTGGTTTTCCACCGTTGGCTTCCGTCCACAACTTCACTTCGTCTATTTCCGATGTGATGATGTATGGAGTGATTTCAGGCTCGACTTCCAAATCTCTGCTGTCTTGCTCAATGGCCACGTGCATCTTTCCTATGAATGCCTTGATAACATTAACCCTGCGTTGCAAGTGCTCGTCAAAGATTTCTCGCTTGTCTTGTACTTTCAAATGCGGGTCCATAAACAGCAATTTCAACGCGACACCGCTAATCGCACCAATACCCCTAACTGAGTCAAATGCTATGTCTGGAGTTTGTGTTATGGTGTAAATCATTCGAAGCAATGTGTCAATTTCAAGCTTTACGCTTTCAGGAGCGTGCTGCCACGACAAGTAACTCGCATTAGCATCGTCACCTTCCAACTCCAGTATCGCGCCGCTTTCGCCCTTTTGTGCAAATCCTTTCAACTCGCCCTTAATGACTATCTTTGGACTTGCGTGATAGTCATTTGTATCTGCGAAGTTGCTAAGCAATGTTTCCAAGCGGTCGATAAGCGAATTTACATCTTGTGTTTCAAATTCCTCTTGGTGCGAAAAGATGATTGGAATTTTTCCGATAGGGTTCTTCTTTGGGTATGTGTCTACAACTTCCCATTGCTCTTTACTTTGTCGCCAAAGCCAATGCTCTTCTGCTGTGTACGTTTCAAAATAAAGAACATCTTTGGCAGGTCCTTCGCCCGAATCTTTTTCTTTTCTGCTAAATTCACGAGAAAAAGCAATCATATCGTCCGTTTCGTCGAAATACGGGTATAGCTTATCGCCGAATGCAGGTGATAGCAACATACATCGAAGCTTGTACGCAGACTTGAAGCCATATTCAATGTGGTACTTGTTGCCGATAACATTATTGACGAAATCTGCAATCTTGTCAATGAGTTTCCTTCCTGTTCGTGTTTTGTCAACAGGAAC